TTCGTGCAGTTGGTGAAAACACATTTCAACCAAAAATTGGTTTTAAGACACGTTACGGAATGGCTGCAAACCCATTCGCAGCTGCTGGAGCCGCTTCTGCTGGTTTCCCTGCTTCTGGTCTTAACTCTGATGCATCTCTTGATGCAAACACGAACTCCTACTACAGGCGTGTTAAAGTTAACAACCTTATGTAAAAATAAGAAACTTAACTATAAACTTGGGGGGGCTTTTGCTCCCCCTTTTTTTTGTTATAAATAGTATTAGAGGTATAAAATGTCAACAGTAAAAACACAACCAGATAAATTAGACTACGCAAGTCCAACGCAGTTTAAGTTTGGTATACATCAGTTACCGAAAGTAGAGTTCTTTTCAACTGCTGCAACTATACCAGCAATTGCTTTGGCAGACGTATTAGTTCCAACTCCTTTTAAGTCACTTCCAATGATGGGTGATCAACTTACATATGATAATCTTTCAGTATCCTTTATAGTTGATGAATATCTTGAAAACTATTTAAGTATTCACGAATGGATGACTGCTATTGGTTTTCCTAAAAATAGAACACAGTTTAGTGAGTTTAAATCTAATACATCTAATACACCTTCTGCTGCATCTGCAAAGAGTAATGATATTGGTGATGTTCAGAAACCATCACCTTCTAATGCTTTATTCTCTGATGCAACTCTTACTGTTCTGTCAAACAAAAACAATCCAATAGTAAACGTATTTTTCAGAGATTTATATCCTGTTGCTATGACTGGGCTATCTTACAATCAAGGTGCAACAGATGTTGAATATTTAACAGCAGAAATTACCTTTGCATATCAACTTTATGAAATTGAAGCAATTAGTTGATATAAATAACTACGAGCAGAGATTTGATAGGCTATAACATATATCAAATCTTAGACTTAATGATCTAGTGACTACTCGTTGCAACTCACTAGGGTCAATATAATTAAAAGAGAGTAATCAAACTCTGCTCATTTTTTTAAGAAAGTACATTATGACATTAGAAGAATTGAAATTAGAATCTAAAAAAGACTTACCTATCACTGATCAAGAACATCTAGATCAAGAATCCTTTCGTAATCAAGAAATTAAATCAAAATGGTTAGATTATAAAACTCGATTTGAACTTTTACTTGTAAAAAATAAAGGTGAATATCAACAGTTGTATAGAGCCAAGTGGGAATACTATGGTGGTAAAGCAGATGCAAAAGTATATGCATCTAAACCTTTTGATTTTAAAGTACTAAAAACAGACCTTGCAATGTATATAAATTCTGATGATGATGTTATAGCATTAGGTGCAAAAATAAGTTATCTAGAAATTGTTATAAAATTTATTGATGGTGTTATTAAGTCTATCGATAATCGTGGATGGGATGTAAGTCACGCTATTGGTTGGAAGAAATTTGAAGCTGGTATGATGTAATGAACGTACATGATTATATTAAAGTTTATGAGAATACAGTAGAAAATAATCTATGTGATTCTCTTATGGTTGCAGATTTGAATTGGAAACCTTCTTCTTTTTCAAGTCATGAAGAGATACATAAAGATTCTAAAGATCGTGTGATTATGGATGATGTGTGGATTAAGAAAGATCATAACTTTTATAATCCACTCAAAGAATGTTTTATCAAAGCTATTCGTCAATATGAACAAGAATTTCCATTATTTTTATGTGAACACACTACAGACTTTCGTATAAACAAATACAGTCAAGGAGGGTTTATGTCCAAACACATTGATAACATTCATCACAGTCATGGTCAAAAATGGGGATATCCTCATGTTTCAGCTCTACTTTATTTAAATAATGATTATGATGGTGGAGAGTTTGTTGTTGCAGACAAAGAGATTAAACCAAAGAAAGGCTCCTCAATCATTTTTCCCTCTAACTTTATGTATCCACATGAAGCAAAACCTGTTACTAAAGGTACAAGATATTCGGTGGTAGCATGGTTAATGTAGTATCCCACGATCTATTTCCTACAAGAATACATGAGTTTGAATATACTCCATCACAATATGATTTTAATAATATGGTTCAATACATAGAAAACAAAAAAATATCTGCTCCACTAACTCAAACAGAAGATGATATTCATATTATATCTTTCTTTCGAGATTTTAAAGAACATATTATTAAAATTAATAAAGGTATTTTAGATGAATTGGGTTATGAATACGAAGATATAACAATCACAAATATGTGGGGTAATGTTTTATCACCTGATAACTCTACACACGCACCACACACACATTCTAATAATTTTCTCTCTGGTGTTTATTATTTGGAAACAGAGGTAGACAAAGATGCTTACTTTGGAAATACTGCTCCTATAGAGTTTTTTGATCCTAGACCCCAAGCAAGTATTTCTGTCCCTAGAAGATTAAAAGATAACATATATAACTGTCACAAGATACAATTTGATTCCACACAGAATAGAGGTTTTATTTTTCCTTCATGGTTACAGCATTGGGTAGGCCCCAACTATAGTAGACGAATAAGTATATCATGGAACATACAAGTGAATGGTCACTACGGCGAACCAGAAACATTACAAAATGCATATATCAAAAAAAAATGAAGTTTATTTAATAGTTGAAGATTTAGAACTTCACGAAAAGGAAGAGCTCAGTTCTTTTTTTACTTTTGAAGTTCCTGGCTTTAAGTTTATGCCCATGTATCGTAATCGTATGTGGGATGGAAAGATAAGATTATTCTCTCCAGCAACAGGTGAAATATATGTAGGGTTATTACCTTATATCAAGAAATTTTGTGATAGTAATAAGATTTCATGTACAATAGAAGAAGGAGTAGAAAATGACAAACATGTGGATCGTAAGAGCGCTGGAGGATTTATCAAATCACTCAAACCCAAATCACAGGGTAAAAGTCTCAAAGTCCGTGATTACCAAATTGATGCTGTCGCATATGCTATTGCCACAGATAGGGCTCTTCTTGTTAGTCCTACTGCTTCTGGTAAGTCTTTAATAATATATTCTCTGGTACGTTATTACCAGATGATGGGACTAAAGACACTAATACTTGTACCTACCACTTCACTGGTAGAACAAATGTACTCAGACTTTGAAGATTATGGATGGAGCTCTGGTACGTATTGTCAAAGAATATATCAAGGACATGACCGCAAAGTATCAAAGGATGTAGTAATATCTACATGGCAATCTCTTTATAAAATGCCTAAGTCATATTTTCGTGATTTTGGTTGTGTTATTGGTGATGAGGCTCATATGTTTAAGGCAAAGTCTCTTACTGGTATTATGACTAAGATGCATCAATGTAAGTATAGATTCGGTCTTACAGGGACGCTAGACGGTACACAGACCCATCAGTTGGTACTAGAGGGTCTATTTGGTGCAGTTGAAAAAGTAGTCACCACAAAAGAACTTATCGATAAAAATACTTTAGCAAGTTTAAAAATTAAATGTATTATATTGAGACATCCAAACATTCGGGAGAAAATGGATTATGCTGAAGAAATTGAATACCTTGTTACTAACGAGAAGAGAACTGACTTCGTGGTCAATCTATTACGTCATCTTAATGGTAACACTCTGTGTCTCTTTCAACTTGTAGAGAAACACGGTAAAATATTAAATGATAGAATGAAAGAAGAAGAAAATGTATATTTTGTATATGGTGGAACAGATACTAGTGAGAGGGAGAAGATTCGTGGATTGGTTGAGACACACAGCAAATCAACCACCATCGCTTCGTTTGGTGTTTTTAGCACTGGCGTTAACATCCGTAATATTAATAACATCGTGCTCGCAAGTCCAAGTAAGTCAAAGATTAGAGTCTTGCAATCAATCGGGAGAGGCTTGCGTACATCATCAAGTAAAGATTCCGTTCTAGTATATGATATTTCAGATGACATATCTTACAATGATAGAAGAAATTTTACTCTTAACCATTTTACTGAACGACTAAATATATACAACGAAGAACAATTTGATTATGATATTAGTAGGGTAAAATTATGAATAGAACATTAAGAAATATAATATTTTTAGTAGGAGCAACTATTTGTTTATCTGGGTGTTCTTTTATCATAAAATATCTACTACTTTTAGGAGCTTAATATGCACAGTTCTAACAAAAACGATACTACATACAAAATTATTAAATTAGTTAACGGCGAAACTATTATTGCAACTTTAACTTCTGATGATATTAATGAAATAGAAGTGCAAAATCCTTTGCTAATGAATATTATTCCTCATGAATCAGAATTTGGAGAACGTGAATCTTTAAATTTGAGTCGTTGGATTGAGCCATATACAGAACAAAAATATTTTACAGTTAATAAATCTACAATAGTAACAACCGCTATCGTTTCAGAAGGCCTGACTAGATACTATGAATATTTTATAAAGAAGCTAGATAATTGGAAAGAAGAAAATAATCCAGAAAGTAAATCCTTTGTAGAAGAATATACCGATGAAGAAATATATGATGAGATATTAGATTCAATTGAAGTAGAAAGTAAATCTATTCATTGAACCTCAACATAGTTGAGTATATACATACAAATGCCTTCTGTCAATTCCCTTTTCGAAAAAAGATAATATAATAAGTACATTGACAAATATACTTCAATGGTATATATTAGGACTAATGATACTCATAAGGAGATTTAATTCTAATGGCTGAAAAGAAAGCAAAGAAAACAAAACCGCATTACGTAGATAATAAAGTATTTCTACAAGCTATGATAGACTGGCGAGCAGATTGGACTGATGACAGAAAAGAAACAGTTAAACCACCAATATCAAATTATATTGGTGAGTGTTTTTTAAAGATTGCAACCCACCTAGCATACAGACCTAACTTTATAAATTATACGTATAGAGAAGAAATGGTGTCTGATGGTATTGAGAATTGTTTGCAATATGCTCAGAATTTTAATCCAGAGAAATCTTCAAATCCCTTTGCGTATTTCACACAAATTATATACTACGCTTTTCTTAGAAGGATTGCAAAAGAAAAGAAACAAACTCATGTCAGAAATAAAATGATAGAAAATTCAAGTTATACATCTTGGGTTACTATGGAGGGCGATGATACTGGTTATTCTGTTGCTGGTTTTGATCCTACGGTAATGCTACCAGATGAAGATGTTTATAAACCAAAGAAAAAGATTCCAGCTGCAAAAAAAGGATTAGAAAACTTTATGGAAGATGAAATAGACAAAGTAGTAATAAGAGGTGAAGATTGAAACTTGCGATTATAACTGATACACACTTTGGTGCTCGCAATGACAATCAAAACTTCAGTGATTTCTTTTTTAAATTTTATGATGAAGTATTCTTTCCTACATTAGTAGAGAGAGGTATAACTACCTGTATTCATATGGGTGACGTTATGGATAGACGTAAGTATGTTTCATATAAAACTGCTACTGATTTTAGAAAGGGATTTATAAATCGTTTTAAAGAACTTAATATAGATTTACATATTACTGTTGGCAACCATGATACGTATTACAAAAATACAAGTGAAGTAAATTCTATGGAAGAGCTTGCTGGTTTTGGTACAATATATACTGACCCTAAAGTTGTGAAGTTTGATGATACACCTATACTTCTAATGCCTTGGATTAATGCAAATAACTATGATAAATCCATGCACGCTTTAAAGACAGCCAAATCAGATATTCTTATGGGTCATCTAGAAATTGCTGGTTTTGCAATGACAGGCCAAGGTATGGTTTCTGCCAATGGTTGGGAAAAGGAACACTTCAAGAGATTCGAAACTG